ACGAGGAAGCCTTCAGGGTCGGCGAAACGGGTCTCGCAACGGGCGGCATCAAGAGAGACGTAAGCGGTCGTCCCTACGATGGGACCAACCCTATCATGCCGTGTGGAGAGCGGTCGGAACTCGACGCGTTGCTCGGGGACGTTGGCGAGGTCTAAGGAAGACTTATTGAGGTCGAGGGGACCGAAGTACCTTCCGTCGCTTTGAGAGAACGTCTCCACTTCGTCGCCAATCCGGCAGACCACTGTTTGTTCCAAGAAGGGCGACGCGAGGGGGCGTCCACCTAAGGCTTCGACAGTCTCAGGAGGCGCGTTGGTAGCTAGAAGGGTCACTGGCCGACCGTCACGGGTCTGCAGCGGCTTGCTGTAATCAATCATTGTCGGTCTCCTTAAGAGCGGAACTGTTCGCGCTCAGAGGCGCTTGGGACGGCTTGCTCAGCACCACAGCGGACTTCGACGCCCGACGTTGATGCGATCTGCTGTGCGAGGCGCTGCTGGAGCGCCGGGGATGTGATTTTCATGTCATTCCTTTCGAGAAGTGTTTCATTCACCGATGGTGAGGGTTAATTGTATGCAAGGTCTGTAATCCCACATGTGGAACTATTATGCGAAGGTGTATTGCGCTTCGCGGATGCGGTTCAGATCTAGCGTCCCAGACTTAGGAGGCTCGGGTAGTTGCTCTGCCAGTTCTTCGCCGACCTGCTCTTTGAGCTGCTCGTAGAAGTCCCGGAGAACGTCGCCTTCATATTGCTCCACCAAAGTGTCGCGAAGGATCGCACTGATCCGTGAAGTGTCCGCCGCGTGAGCGCCGAAGCTGTCATGGATCATGGCGAGGTGGTTGATGCCTTCCCGGCGCGACCGAAGAGCAACGCCTTGAAGGTGGGCCGCATCGAGCGAGTGTACAAAGTTCGGAGCAACGCCGTTCGTTTGAGCGCGGCTGTCGATCTTCTCTTCGTCGACTTGGATGACCACCTGTAGGCGGCTCCCGGCCCAGTGCGTGTCGATGCGCTTTCCTTTCTGCTTCTTGTATTCCTGCAGGATCGGAAGACCCATCGGAGTAGTCCACCAGAGGGGCAGCGAGGCTTTGGCCGCGACAGTGGCGACCTCCCGGAGCCAGTCCATCGCCGACGCAGCCGACGTGACGGTCTCGCGGATCGCCTCGTAGAGGACATAAGACAACCATGTGGAAGCTTGGTAGTTATCCACGCCGCCAAGATATGGCGCCTTGCCTTCCCCTTCGAGATCTCGGTCGAGCTCCCGCAGTGTCTGGAGGATCATTCCCTGCATCCCGAAACGCGTAGCGCTGTAGCAGTATGTCATGGTCGGTCGCTTAGCGATCTTCCGGCCAATCCTGCCGTTCTGCCACGGGTTTGGGATCGTGATTGGAACTCCGTCCACGTCATCGTATGTGATCGTAGGCGTTTGATCTGCCTTAGCCTGAGCCTTAGCCGCCACCGCCATGTAGACGTCGGCAGGGACATCGGTCGGCAGGAGGTTGACCGTGCGCCCGCCTTCCTCGTCCCGGAGCATTGCTGAGAAGTGCTGCAGGCCTGAGCAGGAGCCATCCAGAGCCACTGGGATACGCGAAACGTACTCTGTCGGGTCTTCGAGAGACAGTGCTTCGAAGATCTCAATGCAAGCAGCAAGAGCACACCAAGGGTCGTCGGCCTGCGTCCAGAAGCGGTCCCCGTCGAGCGGATTTCGTCCGCTGTCCATGATGGCTTCGAGGTTGTCCAGAACCCACGCCTTGCGGTCTGCGAACGAGACCTTGTCGACGCCAAATAGGTTGGCCACGTGGACTTGCAGCCAGTCGAACCCTTGGAGACCGAGGGGCTTGCCGTCGGCGAAGTGAATGAGCGCCTTCTGCCAGTCGCTGCCTTGAGGTGACGGGCCAAATACTGGGACAGGGTACACCCGTCCACGGAAGTCGAGCTCGTGCGGGAAGAAGATACGCTCTTCCTCTTCGAACCGGCGGGCAACCCAAAGACCCTGCATGAGGCAGATGCGGCTGCTCGTCCGCTCGCCGTTCCGAGCGTAGGTCAGCGCGGCCTCCTTCTTCCACGCCAACTTGGCTTCCTCATTCGTCTCGATGTCGACAGGCTTGGGCGGCACTGGGTCGTCTTCTCGTTGAGGGAGACCTCCCAGAGTTCCGCCCCCTGTCCAGACCTCCTGCATGATCGACAGGACGTCCCGGTTGATCCTCCACGGAGTGTCTTGGATGTGGTTCACCGCTGCATAGCAGTTGTCGATGTCCACTCCGCGAAGCTCTTCGTGGTACGCCTTGTTCCGCTGCTTGACGAACAGGTTTCCGGGGCGACGGAGCAGGTACCCACCATAGGTAGGAGACCTCCAGCGGCGCGGACGGATCAGCATCGGGAGATTGATCGGCTCCAGCAGAGAGCACCGCTCGTGTTGGTTATCGAGCCACACTTCGAGAGCCTCCGAAGGGGCGAGACGATACGTGTAGCCGCGCTTGTGCTTCTGCGCGTCCCTCGTGAACAGTCCGGTCGCTTCCATGACCAGTTCCATCATCTTGAGGCCAACAGTGGTCTTGTGGCTCTCCGACAGTTCCCGGCGGACACCTTCCGCCTCGAATAGTTTCTGGACTGCTGAGCGACGCTGGCGTGAGTACCCGCGCTTCTCTTGCTTGACCATGTAGCCCTTGTACCCGGACTTGTTGTGTTCCCGGAACGCCTTGAACTCCAAGTTCTCCGACAGAGCGTTCGTGATCGCGATAGCGACCGTCTGGAATGCAGAGCGGGATATGGCCATGTTCGTCATGACACGGACGGTGAGATATGCGGCCTCGTCAGGGTCCGTTAGGAGTAGGAAGTCGAGCACGTTGTGGCGGCGACCAGCCTTCCCGTCACATCCTGCCTTGATCGCTCCGCGGATGGCGTTCGCGACGGGCTCCACACAGGTCTTGATAAGCAGCTGGCCGGGCGGAAGATTGGCTTCCTCGTCGACCGTCCCTGCCTCGACCCGCCAAGGGAGTTTGCGTGAGTGGTAGCGTTCAACGCCGAGCGCTTTGCTCTCTTCTTCGAGTTCTACCTGCCGGCGGATGAGTGTACGAATATCTTGCATGTGGAAGTTCCTTCCGGGTTAGGGATTTAGGCTGCTCAAACGGCAGTCCCGAGGTTGTCGACTATGTGGAAGTATTTGGTGCGTTAGAAACAGCGTGGAAGGGACCGGCAGTAGTCCGTCCAAAGATGCCTCTCGGCTTCTATGATACGGTGTATTCTCGCGATGCGCGCCTCTCGGTCGAGCGCATCCACCGGCCTCTCTGGGTCGTGCTTTCCAGTGAACATAAGGTGCTCCTTAGGTACTCTTTCAGTGGCTGTGTTCAGCCCACCGAGGGTGAGGGTTAATTGCTCGACTGGCACGTTCTCAACTGTGTGGAGGTATCGTGCCTAATCGTGCCAAGAGTAGCATTTTAGGATCGTGCCAGCGGGCACGGTCGAAAAACGCCTCTGAAGTCACTGAAAGATTATGGATATACTGGAGCGGGTGATACCAACCCCCACCATATTTTCCAATGACTTACTGAGAGTGCGCCGCGCCTAGGATGGCACATTATTTCCACATAGTTGAAGTTCTGTTGTGGAACACTCTGTCGCTTCAGATCCTGCTTTCCCCTGCCTAGTTCCAACCGAGGCGTTAAGGTTCAGGATCGATACCCCACGCCACACGTGGCTGTTCATGAGGTGTAGGTAATTCTGGGCCGTGATCTTGATGTCCGAGTGCCCGAGCCAGTCGCGCAAGGCAACAATGTCGAGCCCGCCTTCAGCCAGTCGAGTGGCGCAGGTGTGCCGAAACGTGTGGAGCACAACGTCGTCGAACTGGAAGCCCTTCATCGCCATGTCTGCCCGCACCTTCTTGAGGTGATAGAGCGGGCCTGAGCTGCCTTTGGCCCAAGGGAACCAGCGGGTGCCTTCGCAGCGCTCGTTAAGTTCCTCAATAGCCTTCATGGCTCGGTCGCTCAGCGGTATGTCGCGCGGCTTGCGGCTCTTGGTCACAAAGATCTCTGCGCCACGGTAGACGGTGCGCTTAGGGACCGCCAACCAGATGCCTTCGACATGCTCTCCTGTCACCGGGTCGCGCCAGCGCTTCCGCTTGAGCCAGCTCGGTCCTGCCAACAGTGCCTCGGTCAGACGACAGCCGGTGTCCATCAGGATGATGGCAAGGCGTTCGAAATGCCACCAAGTGCGGGTAGGCTCGTCCTGCCGTCGCTGCAGTATGCACTCAAACATCGCCGCTTCCTCGTCCAGAGAGACGACGCGGTCCCTTGTGTTGTCGAAAGTGATCTTTGGGAAGTCCGGCATGGCCGACAGGTGCCCATCCTTGACCGCTTGGCGGCATGCAGCTGACAGACTGCCGAGCAGCTTGCGTACACTCGCCGGGGCATAGTTCTCTTCTTCGAAGAGGCGCTCTGTTAGCTCTGCAACGACGACAGTGGACACTTGCCCGATCTGTAGATCGCTCGGCAGGAGCCGCGTCAGGATGCGCACGTTGGATCTGTGTGTGGCCTCTGCCCGACAGTCACCCCAGACGTCACGGTGCGATAGGCACGTAGCGAGCCAGCTGGATAGGTAAGGACTGTCGAGGTTCCTGCTTGTGGAAGCTTTGGTCTCGCGGCCCTTTGGGGCAACGACGCCGCCCATGGCCGGGTGCTTCGGATGCACTCCTGCCATCCAGTCGCGGCGCTGCGCTTCCGCCTCTGCCTTGTCCTTCGTGCTGAGACCGACACGGCTCCGACGGAGACCGCCAGAGCCATCAGGGACTTCGGTGTCGAGGTAGTAGACACCATTCGGTTTCTGTTTGAGGTCAGTCATGTTCAATCCTCCAGTGCTAAGGCCTGCCCGATCTCGTCCGCGACGGACTGACCGAGAGGCGTTAGCTTGATCCATTTGCGGCGGTTGTCAGACGGGTCTGTCTCACGTCGGAGCCAGCCCAGTCCGTCCTGCCGTTTGCCGTTGCGAATGCGCCCCTCGTTGAGAAACACGCGGTACGTGGTGTGTAAGCTCCGATTGATCGCTGGTCCTACAGCCTCTTGAAGCTCGGTAAAGGTCGCTGGCTTCCCTGCCCGGTCGGCCATAGCTGCTGCGAGAAAGAATGACGCCTGCGCCAGCGTCAGGTGCCGTGGTGCGATTTCAGCTAGGGTCACGACCCCGACTGAGAAGTTCCGCAAAGCGGGCGTGTGCGCGCGCCGCCGTGCCTTCAATGTTTGTGCCATTTGATTTCTCCTGAGAGCGTTTTGCTCGAGTAGTGTTGAATGTCTGTATGTCGTTCATGTGGTAGTGTCCAGTCGCGGTTGTTTCGGTGCGGCATGTGGCTCGTTTACAACTAAGTAGGATCACGCTGTAGAGGCGCTTCATTTTGACGCGGAGAACAGGGCTTCAATAAGGTCTACCCCTTCTCTGGCCGCAGTGTCGGATGCCTTGTAGTAGACCATTCCCAGTTCCATTGTTTCCACCTTCCCCTCCGCCTCCAGCCCGTGCAGTCTCCTGCGCAGCTGTGAGCGGGACAAAGGTGTCTGGGAGAGAAGCTCTGCCAGTGACGTCCACGGATCCCCTCGGCAGTAGCGGCTTAGCAGAGCAATACCGAGACCTCCGGTCCCCCATTCCTCCATGTCATATTCGGCGATCCGTTGGACAGCGTCCAACAGGTCGCATATTGCGCGGTTATCGGCGATAATCGGTCTCCCTCATTTTGTTTCTCGTTCGCTCGTTATGCGCTCTTGCCGAGCACGGATGCGGGCAAGCTGCGCCGATCTGTCAGCCCCTCGTAGCAGAAGCTTGGTTGCACGTGAGGTGCGCCTAGTCGGGCTGTACCCGTTCCAGTTCGCTCTCATGGGTGCCCCCTAGTGTCTCCGCAGGAGCCGCAAGCGACCCACTGCCCGGACGTCGAATCAGCGTTATTCCAGATGCGTCCGAAACCGTCGCAGGTCTCGCAATCCGTCTCTTGCTCGTGTTCGGCACGTGTAGGAAAGGGGTTCATTTCTTTTCCCCCTCGCCTGTCAGCTTCTCAAGATCTTCCAAGGCACGGCGCATGGTGCCTAGCTGGCGCTCGATTTCCTCCTTGTTGCGCTTGAAGTATTTCGCAGCTTCCTCCGTAGGCACGTCGTAACGCATGTGATCCGCGTCTGAGAAAGTGGCGTTTGCGGCGTTATGGAACGCAGTGATCGCTCGGGCGGTCATGTTCAGTTTGTCGTGCTCGTTCATGATGCTTTCTCCCGTTCTGGTGCGTTCCTGTTGATTGATAGGATTTCGATTGACCCTAACACCCGCTGTTTCGCGCTGCGGTGATCGGCTGCGGGTGCTATCCCTGATTGATCCGCCACTAGCCCGTCCCGGACGGTGACTATGTGCCCGCCAACGCGGAGCATGTAGGTTGTTCCTGCGTCCGCGTATTTCTTCGCGAACGTCGCCACGGTGCAAGAGGGTTGATACCGGGTGTTGACGAGGCGTGGGTACCCACTCCGCATGGCGTCGTAGCGCGCTTTGGAAATATGGAAGCGCTCGTCATAGGATACGCCTAGCCGCTTCAGCGCTCCGGTTCGTTCCGGGCCTGTTGTGCGGCCTTTCCAGTTCCCGCTGTGGCGGCTGCAGGTGCGTATGAGCTCGAATACGGTCTCGAACGGGACGTCAGCACATATCGCCACCGCCAACACTCCGCAGTGTGGCCTACAGCTTCCCGCACAGCCTTCTGGATACGATAGATTTTTCATGTTCATTCCTTTCGGTTGTGTGTCGTTTATGCTGTTTTCTCCTCATAGGTATCGAAGGGACACCCAACAGCCTCGATCCACTCCCCCTCAGGGCTTGCCCACGGCCCTGTGTTTATGGTCTCATCTAGTTCGGAGATCCGCTTGAGAAGCGCGGTTCGGAGCATTTCCGGAGTGACGTCGTCGCCCTCGGGGTGGTTACTAATCAGCGAGAACCCGATACTGTAAGCGTGGTTGAAACTAGGCTCATGGCTTCCCGCACAGCCTTCTGGATACGATAGATTTTTCATGTTCATTCCTTTCGGTTGTGTGTCGTTTATGTGGAACTAATTTACGTGCTTCTTTCCGGTGCCGTGGGCGGCGATCTGGATAGACGCCTTGGCCTTGCCCCCGGTGCCCATGCAGGCTCTGCAGGAAAAGCAATCAGCGGCCTTGCCGCGTTCCTCTGACGCGGGGCAAATGACCTCCTTGCCTTTGACGTTCTCGAAAGGCTCGGCGGTCACTCGGAATGTCCGATACCCCTTCTCTTGCGCGGCTTCCATTTCTGCCAGCGTGTCGGCACTGGCCATGACCAATTCATGCCAGCGAGCCGGTATTGTGCTCCACTGGTGAGTGTACCCGGTCCATCCCTTGGCTTGTAGCAAGGCTGTTTTCCAGAGCGCGAAGGGAGCGGCTGCAGGATCGCCGTAGGTGCCTAGGCGGATCATCTTGCCTGCGAACATTTGCGCGGCTTCAGACGCTGTAGCTTTCGGGTAGATGCCGCGCTTGTACCCGTCAAAGACGCTGCGAGGACCGTGGGCAAGCGTAACGTAGCAAGAACGCCCCTTGCCTGTCCCGTCACCCCGGTGCCGGCACTGACCGCATATACTGACGTCCTGACCAGTCTTAACCGCCTCAATCGGATGAACGTCGGAGCGGAGCACATAGGTTTGCACCATTGCCCCTGTCTTACTGTTACGGCTCGCTTTAGTTATGCCGGTTGCAATAACGACGATTGGCTTGCCGTCTAGCTGGCTTGGCCCTTCATAAAGGATCGCGCCGTTTGCCTTTGCGAGTTCGGTGGAGAGTGCCGGTTCGGTTGCTGGTAGAATGTTGAACATGATTTGTTCCTTTCGGTTGTTTGTCGTTTATGTGGAAGTTTCAGACCTTATCGAAACGATAGGCGAACGCAGAAAACGGCTCCCCCCGGTCATCTAGAATGTCAATAAAGGGGGTTCCACACGTGCCATCCGGCCACCCGTCATCGTTAGGATCGTAGGCAACGACCTCGTATGGCTTCCCTTCCGTCAACTGGCTAGGATAGGTCGCGCCGCTCCCATTGCTGAAAGTGACCAAGTCGCCCGCTTTAGGTTTGTCTAGGAGTGTCATTCTGTAGGTTCCTTTCGGTTGTTTGTTGTTTATGTGGAAGTATTACGGCTTCGCGATCTGTCCGATCTCGTCATATAGCCAAGTCCCGCCGTCTGCCCATGCCCAGTAGGCGCTCCACGCCTTCGCTAGGTCAGTACGGTAAACGTCTAGGACGCATCGGACGGCGCGCAGCCGCTTGTGTTTCGCTTTCAACATAGTTCGTTCCTTTCGATTAGGTGGAAGTTTTCGAGCGGCCTTTGAGAAGCGCGTGTATCAACCGCCCTTCACGTTTCGAGATATACCCCTTGCCGTTCCTGCGGCGCTCGTTGTCAATCTGACGTTGAACGGCGGTCTCGTTGTAAGTGCTCATTGTGTAGTTCCTTTCATTCAGTTCCCTAGAAGCCCTTTCGCGAAGACTGCTAGGGAACCGGCGGAGCGTGTCAGGCCCCGCAAGTGTCCCGGGGGCACTTGTGGCCCCCATCCACCTCGCTACTAACAAACAGTCTCCCGACGTTTCCCCTAGGTGGTCACCCGGCCCCCTTACTCACCCAGTCTCGTCTGAAAGCTTTCAAGAGGCCTTTCGGCTGCACCTCTATGTCTAGGCCGGTGCGGGCTGATCTAGCGAGTTGCCCCGTTCGATGTTTTGTAAGATACGCATGCAGCGCTGATAGTCAACCCTTGCACAGTATTTAATTTGAGCACGGCATGCCCAATCAGGCCAAAACCCTAGGATTTCTGCGGGATACAGCCTCATAAAAAAAATGCAGGGCACGGCTAGGTGCTGCCTTTTGTTCTCCTGCCGTTCTCGTCTAGGCCATAGAAGCCTCACACAGCACGTCCCTGCTGTCAGGTACGATTTAACCTAGAATGATCTGAACGCGCTCCTAGGCACGTCCCTGTCCATCCTAGCAGTGTTCTAGGCGCGCCCCTCCCCTCCCATATATAGAACACGCGCGAGATAGGGATCGGCTAGGGATCGGCATGGGCACGGCAAGAGAACCGCAGGAGGCTGTGACGAAACAAAGCAGGGCATCACGAAGAGGGACGGAAAGCCGCAGGCACTAGGCCGGCCCTTACAGCCCCTGCGGATCGCTTGGCACGTTCGCTTGGTTCAACCAAAGGGACGGGAACGGCTGTTTGCCTAGGGTGCCCGGTCAATCGTGCCGGGTATCGCGCCAGCAACAGGAGGCTCGGAGCATCTGCGCAGCCCTATCGGATGCGTGGGAGGCTGATCGAGCCGGGAGTGGCCCTATGGGGGGTACGCGCGCCTGTCTCCTACGTATAACCCACTTCGGATTTTTGCGCTGAAACCTGCGGCTTAGACCCTCAATCCAATTAACCCTCACCCTCGGAGGACAGATTATGGACATATCTCTTTAAGAGTACCTTAGGAGCACCTTCAGAGATCCTTACGAGAACCGTTAGAGGGTGGAAGGGTGAGGAGAGGGTTCATCCCCCTCCCCACTCTTACCTGCGTCTTTTCGAGGGCCTTCCGACCCCTCGCCGTGCCTTGAGGCCACCCTTGCGGCGCTCCATTGCAGCGAACACTGAGGTGCCGGTGAAGAAGCGAGCTTCGTTCTCCCGTTCGATCCTCTCGATGCGCTCTTGCTCAGCCTTGCGGCTGTCGGCGTTGAGGTACTCAGACCAGTAGCGGACGCCCATAGATAGGACGTCGACCATGTCATCGTGCTTCAGGGCTCCTCTGGCGTCACAGATGTGCGTCAGCTGGAACAACCCTCGGTGAGCCGCAGGAGACAGGAGGTCTGCCCGAAGGACACTGAGGTCCATCACCAGACGGTGTTGCTTCAGAGCCGGCTCCAGCCAAGTGATGATTCGGGTCTCCTTCATGCCCGTGACCTTCATGCCTTCGATCCTGCAGGGGCGCAGGGCGTTTACGTGGGTCTCAAGTAGCGCGGCGAACATGCCGTCACCGAAGTTGTCCTCGGTCACGATGGTGTTCACCTCGTGTCTGGCAGAGATCTTTGCGAGCTCCGAAAGGGTCTCAGGTGAGTACCCATCGGTGAAACCTCCCCACGCTGTCACGAACACAAACCCGTTGAGGAACTTGGTCACGACGTAGGTGGTACGATCTCGACCGCGACCGGAGGGGTCAATGTGCATGACAGCCCCGGTGTACGGTAGCATCTCCGTCTGGTGCCTCATGGGACGGTACAGACGGTCCCCGTCGAAGCCGACGTTCTCGATGTCCCTGATGGCTAGATCGGGGTCAGAGGACCAGATCAGGTGCCCCGGTGCGACCTTCTTATCCAGATCGGTTACGATCAGATCTCGGGTCTTCAGCGGGTAACGCTCAGCGTCTGAGAGAGTGGTGTCGAGTTGGAACTGGAGCAGGAAGCCTGCCTGTCGGTACTCGGTCTCACGCTCAATCAGATCCATATCGTCGAACCGCTCAGGGTCCGTAGGAGCCCCTCCGAGCAGCGAAGACACTGGACGCATCAGCTCTGGGTTCTCGTCGATGTCCTGCTGGAGCATGGGGGCCAAGAAGCCCCGGTAGTTCTGCAGCTTGTTCGCGAGAGGGTAGCGCGATGGCCAGATACGAACTTCGTACCCTTTCTCAGGGAGACCGCGATAGATCGATTGCTCGCTCTGAGGTGTCCCGAGGTACACGATCTCGCCACCCGGTTTCAGGATAGCTGCGTACTCTTTGGTCTTGTTGTCGAGCTTCTCGCGCATCGTCTCCGTCTCGGAGTTCTTCACGACCTCAACGTCATCAGAGATAACAAGGTCGCCGCGAGAGCCGGTCAGCTGGCCGGTGATACCCACCGCCTTCACAGACGGGGACTTGTCGGCCTTGGCCGGTCCCACGTCGAACACGAGGGTCGACTGCCGCTGCCCGGAGCGAGCCCGGAGCTCAGCCCACAGATCGTCGCCAGCGTCGTGGTCAATGATCTGCTTGATGAATGTGGCGATCTCCTGAGCGAAGGCCTCGTTTGCCGAGACGATCACCACCTTGAGATCGGGGTTCTTCCAGAGACGCCAGACGACGTAGGCAGCGGTGAGGAACGTCTTCCCCACCCCACGGAACGCTTGAATGAAGCGCCGCTTACCGCCGCTTTGGAGGAACCGAGCGATGTCTTTTTGTACGCGTGTCGGCTCCGGAAGAAGGAGCAGACGGGTCCAGACGTACCAGAGAAACTTCAGGAAGCTCCCCTGAAGCTGCTGGCGAGCATCCATCAGTTAGGCAGGCCTCGTGCGGTTTCCTCAACGTCCACGTCGAGACCGGCGAGGGTCTCTGAGAGATCGTTGGTCGCTCCGTTTGAGGCCGGGGCAGTCACGTCGTTGTCCTTCAGGAACTGACGGACTTTATCTAAGAGAGCTGGAGGGATCGGCTGCGGTCCTTCCTCGGCGGAGGCCGCGTTGATTGCCCGCTCCAGCTCCTCACGGAGCGCCTGCGCGAGAGTACCGTGCAGGAGGTCCATGAGGTCGTTGGTTGCTCTGGTCATTGAGAGCCTTTCTGGTTTACGCCCAGACCCGGTAAGGGACGGAAGGAGCATCCACCATGATCGGGGTCAGCGCTTCCGCCTGCTCGGGCGACAGGAGCAGGATTTCGTCGTCAGTATCTTCCACTGGAAGGGCCTGTAGAACCCGCAGGTTCGCGTGGTATCCTTCCAGCGGTTCGGTCACGGGGACTTCCAAGGTACCGGCGGCAGGGTCTTCGACAGTCTCAACTTCCCCGGTCGCCTTTCGGATCTCTCCGATGACGTCCAGCTCGAAACGGCCAGACACCTTGAGCGTCGGCCACTGAAAGATAAGGACGCCCGCGTTCACGAGCGCCTCTTGCATCGCACCTTTAGAAGGCGCGCTGAGATAGTAAGTTTTCACTTGAGTTCCTAAGGGGCTGTGAGAATGTTCAAGGCGTCGTCCGAGAGCTTCTTATCGAAGTAACGGATGTCCTTGATGTGGACGTTGCCTTCAGTCGCGCCGCCAATCCAGAACGTGTCAAATGCCGGTAGTGACCCAGAGGTGTCGACAACGCTGGAACCGTCCACTGATAGTGTGAAGGCATTCGCTGCGTAGGAATACGCCAGCTTGACGTCTTCCTGAGCTGCGGAATAAGCGGAAGTTGAAGCGTATAGGCCGACTTGGGTAGACCCCCCGACAACGTGTCCTGCACCGTGCTGCGTTGTATAGCGGTAGGCGCGGTAGTAGTCACCTCCGCCGGACACTCCAAGATAGTACAAGTCGTTCGATGAGAGGCCTCCGGGAGGCTTGTTTTGCCTCGCACTTACGAACAACGTCCCTTCTTCAAGGTTGAACGTTCTGTCGATCATTTTTCCACGGATGAACTGATCGTCGCTCCCTCGGGTTACTTGAGAGGATTGCGTCGGAATGTAGGACGACATGGTGTCTCCGAGCTCCAACTGATAGCCAGAAACCACGAAACCACGCGCTTTATCAGGGGTCTGGAATACGCCGCAGTATTGAGCAGGACTGGCTATTGACGTCAGTGTAGCCCAAAGGCGGTATCGATCCCCGTAGATATGCTCAACGTTGAACGCAGACGCTGAGTTGCCAATGTTTAGGCTCAGCTCTGATGTCAGAGGCGGTCCTCCTACGGCGTCGACGTAGCAAGAGAAAGTGTACTGCGTTGACGCTGCAATAGCAGCCGACACGTAAGCGTAGCTCGTGGGAGTTGCCGCGGCAGTAGGGCCGACTTGGACCCCAGTCCCTTCGGTTAAACCTGCGAAGGGTGCGTCAGAAACGGATCCCCCTCGAAACGGGACGTTCGCTACGAGACCGTTGCGCATCTCGCTTTCGATAGCGATGTTGGTCGAGGCCTCCTCGGCCAGAATGCCAAGCCTCGCGCCGTCCCGCCAGTCGACCCGAGGGCCGTAAAGAGGGTCCATGTACGCAGTCGGATAATCACTGTCCTCAGCTTGGTAGCCGAAGAACTGGCAAGTACGCATTTTAGGCACAGACGTTCGCGCCGCGCCATCGTCGTCACAGGCTCCGAAAATAGAGCTGTGAGCGCTTCCGTAGGCACCGTCTCCGCTGCCACCGATGCGCCACCAACCATCTCCGGCAGGTTCGAACACCGCCCGTTCGAACGTAGGATCTTGTCGGACGATCTCGCCTGTAAGCGTATCTCCGATCAACGTGCCCCAGCCAGTAGCTCCGAGAGCCGTCACGATGTAGATGTAACGGAACTCAGATGCTCTAATATAGCACGATTGGCACCGCTGATCGGACGCCCCAGCGAGAGACATAGTAGTCCTATGCTCCGCCGGAGAGGAGCCCGATTGCGGGTTCAGCTCTACTGCTTTGAGAGAGCCATCCGGACATACAACCCCTGACCAAACCCCTCCCGACGCGAGGTTACCGGGCGTAAGAACGTTGGGTGCTTTGTTTCGACTTGGCTCCTGCCAGACGAAACGCCCATCAGGGCCGTGGTAGCCGCCGGAGGTTGTTCGTTGCGACGTCAGAAGCTGTTCGAGAGCGCGTGGAGTCTTGGTCGTCATGAGACGTGATCCTTACTTTTTGTTCCGAGAGCCAAACAGGACGTCCCACTTCGACAGCCACCATTCCCACATATCGCGGGGGGCAGTCTTAGCGAGTTCGCCGAGGCTCAATCGGAGGTTCTTGACGGCTTCAAAGGCTCCCAGACCGAACACGAAGCCGATGCTGTTGGAGACCATGGGTCCGAACTCGAAGATCTCGCGAGACGCTTGGTTCGCGTAATAGCTCACGATGATGCCGATACTGATCTGCAGGAGACGCTGCGTCCAAGTAAGTCCGGACTGGACGGCGACTGCGACGGTGGCTCCGAGAGCTCCGGGAACAAGGCCGATGGCCATTTCGCGGATCGTCGGGATGATTTCGAGAAGGTAGGTTTTGATTTGCATGGGCTCAACTCGGTGATGCGGACCACTCATCGTAGAGGGCCTGAATGTTGGTCTGGATGGTTTCACAAGCTTCCCGCTCTGCGCGGGCCGCTGCGTGTTCTGATGCGGCGTCGTTCGCTCTCGCCTGCGCTTCGTCCCTCAGGGACGTCACGGTACTCAGGGAGGCGTCTATCGCCGTCTTGATTGTATCGATCTGAGCCTTCACGGCGTCGATCTGGGTCTTGATGTCTGCAGCGTCTGCTGCTGACTGGGTAGCGCCTGCTTCAGCGCCGGCAACTGGGTCCGTGATAGATGCCCAACAAGGGACAAGCACGGTGCCGGTAGGAGACGGAAGGGGATACCTCCCGTCTCCCTGCGGCCCTCCATCGGAGGTACCATTGAGCCAATCTGTCAGGAGATCGTCCCGCTCTTGCATGGACGCCACAAGGGACGCCGCGAGAGCCGCGACGGCTCCGTTTGACATATCAGGCATGATTACCTCTTGAACTCGATTAGGGCCATTTGGCGGGCGGAGATCGCTCCTCCGATGCTGGAGAACAGCTCGACAGAGTATGTGTGCGATCCCGCAGGTGGGTTGTCGTCAACGACGAACACAGCGTAGCTTCCGGAGACCGTGGCAGGGATTTGAGCCGTACCGATGACCTCGAAGGTTTCACTGTCCGTGATGTTGACCAGAGACTGTCCGGGGATTTCCGTGAAGGTGCCTTCTCGGATTACCGTTGAGCCCCGCTTGATGCGGTAGGTGACTAGGACATTGCTCGAAGTGGAGTTGCTGCGGAAGAATGATCCACAGAAGTCAGCACGAACGCGACCCCCTGACGTTGTCAAAGTGCAGCTCTGGACTTGCGTCCACGCACTGTTGGAGATCGTCAGCTGACCAGAAGTGAACGACGAGTTACCTTTGGTGACTGCGTCGGTTTCCAGCTGAGCCGATGAGATCGTACCGCTGACAATCAGATTGCCGTTGATCTCGACCCCAGAGGCTGTGACTTGGAAAGGTGTGACTAGGTATGTCCCATCCGAAGAAACGATAGAGAACCGATCCGCGCGGATGGTCATCGATCCGGTCACGCCGTCGTTGTTCTGCACGAAGCCAGTGACGTAGCCGTTGACGTCGAGTGAGACGCCATATCGGGCTTGGACACCGTTCAACGTCGAGGCTTGCGTAGCGACTGCCGCTTCGTTCACCCCAACTCGGGAAGTCAGAACCGACACGGACTGTGCGAACGCACCATCCTTCGAGGCTCTTACAGCTTTCTCTTCAAGGATCGCAGCTTCTACCGCGATGCTCTCTCCGGGAACCTGATAGACGCCCTCTCCGAAGTTCATTGAGAACCCCGGATCGGAAATGTCTACGCGAGCCTCGAGACCTTGGAAGTCAGATGCTTGTGCGCTGTCTGCTGAAGACCTTGCCGATTGCTCCGCTAGGATGTCAGCTTCAGTCGTCCCTACGCGGCTGGTAAGAGCCGATAGGTCAGTCGCCAGTGCGCTGTCTGCGCTTGCCCGGACGGATTGCTCCGAGACGATGTCCGCCTCGGCGGTCGAAACCCGACCTTGCAGCACTGTCACGTCAGTCGCGATTGCGCTGTCAGCAGATGAGCGAGCCGTCTGCTCCGAAGCTACAGAAGCCTCTGCTGCGTCCATCCGCGTTATCAACGCAGTGATGTCCGTAGTCAGGGCGCTATCTGCGAGAGCCCTTGCGGACTGCTCTGAGATAATGTCTGCCTCGGTCGTTCCGACACGTGCCGTAAGTGCCGACAGATCCGTTGAGATCGCTTGGTCAGCACTGGACCGGGCGGACTGTTCAGATAGGATGTCCGCTTCCGCGTCTCCCATCCTCGTTGTCAGCCCTGACACACTCGTAGTGAGTGCATTGTCGGCAGAGACCCTCGCGCTCTCTTCGGACACGATGGCTGCTTCCGCAGTTCCCATTCTCGTCGTCAGGCCGGAGATGTCAGACGCCAGAACACCATCACCGTCGATCCGGGCTTGCCGGTCGGAAAGGATATTGGCTTCAGCTGACCCAACGCGGGCTGTCAATGCTGACACGTCGCGCGCCACAACAGCGTTCTGCGAAGCGCGGGCCGAAGCCTCTTGGATCACAGCCGCCTGAACCGACACAGTCTCGCCGGGGGTCTCGTACACGCCTTGCCCAAAGTTGAGCGAGAACGTGTCCGTAGGGATCTCCAGCTGAGCACGGACGCCAGTGATGTCAGTTGACAAGGCGTTGTCTGCAGTCGTCCTAGCGCTCTGCTCAGAGACGATGTCAGCTTCCGCCGTATCGACCCTAGAGTTCACCGCGTCGATTGAAGTCGACAACGCGCTATCGGCAGATGCCCTGACGGATTGCTCCGAGAGGATTGCCGCGTCTGCCCCGTCGACCCGCCCTTGGAGGACGGTGATGTCGGACGCTAAGGCAGTATCCGCAGAGGCCCTTGTGGACTGCTCTGTAAGGATGCTTGCGGTGTTGGTTCCGACGTCGCTCTGAAGGACGGTAATGTCCGCAGCAAGCGCAGTATCTGCGTTCGCACGGACGGTCTGTTCCGAGACGATGTCTGCTTCAGCGGTTCCGACACGACTGGTAAGAGCTGTCAGAGATGACGCCAAAGCGTTGTCCCCGGAGACCCTTGCCGTTGTCTCAGTGAGCACCGCCGCATCAGCGTCGTCGACCCGTCCGAACAGGACAGTGACGTCGTTCGCTATCGCGCTGTCCGCAGATGCCCTTGCTGATTGCTCAGTCAGGATGTCAGCTTCAGTGGTTCCCACACGAGCCTGAAGGACCGTGATGTCAGCAGCCAAGGCTGTATCCGCATCAGACCGCGTGGTCTGCTCAGACACGATGTCCGCTTCTGTATCTCCCACCCGCGTGGTGAGAGCTGTCAGCGAGTTCGCTAAGGCGTTGTCTGCAGAAACCCTTGCATTGGTTTCAGTCAGAACGGCTGCATCAGCATCGTCGACCCGTCCGAACAGGACAGTGACGTCGGAGGCGATTGCGGTGTCCGCCGACGCTCTGACCGATTGCTCAGTCAGGATGTCAGCTTCAGTAGTTCCTACGCGCCCTTGAAGGACCGTTATATCACTCGCCAGAGCGTTGTCCGCGTTAGACCTTGCAGTCTGCTCGGACACCACCGCAGCCTCAGTGTCTCCCACTCGCGTGGTTAAGGACGTCAGAGAGTTCGAGATCGCAGTGTCCGCAGAAACCCTTGCATTGGTTTCAGCCAGAACGGCTGCATCAGCATCGTCGACCCGTCCGAACAGGACAGTGACGTCTGAAGCGATGGCGGTGTCGGCTGATGCCCTGACCGATTGCTCAGTCAGGATGTCGGCTTCAGCAGTTCCTACGCGCCCTTGAAGGACCGTTATATCACTCGCCAGAGCGTTGTCCGCGTTAGACCTTGCAGTCTGTTCAGATACAACCGCAGCCTCAGTGTCTCCCACCCGCGTGGTGAGAGCAGTTAGCGAGTTCGCGAAGGCGTTGTCTGCAGAAACTCTTGCACTGGTTTCCGTCAGAACAGCCGCATCAGCGTCGTCGACCCGTCCAAACAGTACAGTGACGTCAGAAGCGATAGCCGTGTCAGCCGACGCCCTTACCGATTGCTCAGTCAGGATGTCGGCTTCAGCAGTTCCTACGCGCCCTTGAAGGACCGTTATATCACTCGCCAGAGCGTTGTCCGCGTTAGACCGAGCGGTCTGTTCGGAAACGATTGACGCCTCAGTATCCCCCACTCTGGTGGTTAGTGCGGTCAGCTGGGAAGCCAGCACTCCGTCCCCATCAATACGCGCTTGCCGGTCGGACAGGACGTTAGCCTCGGTCGTGCCCACTCGGGCAGTCAGGAGGGATACGTCACGTGCGACCACGGCGTACTGCGAGGCTCTTGCGGATTGCTCTTCCAGAACAGCAGCGCGGACATCGACCGTGTCCCCTGTGGCGTTGTAGACCCCCTCACCGAAGTTCAGTGCGAAGACGTCCGTAGGGATCTCCAGCTGTGCGTTCACGACCTTGAGGTCCGAGGCGATAGCTAGATCGGCGGTAGACCGCGCGGTTTGTTCAGCGATGATGTCGGCTTCGGCTGTATCGAGACGTGTGGACACGGCGGTCACAGACGAGGCTAGAGCCGTATCTGCGTCGACCCGTGCGGTCTGTTCGTTTAGGACCGCCGCGTCAGCGTCGTCCACTCTGGTGAACAGAACAGTCACGTTAGAGGCCAGAGCGCTATCAGCGTCTGCTCTAACCGTGCTCTCTGTCAGGATGTCGGCTTCGGTTGTGCCCACACGCGCTTGGAGAACCGTGAGGTCATTAGCCACAGCAGTGATGCCGTCGCTCCGTGCGGATTGCTCAGTGACTATCGCGGCTTCAGCATCGTCGATACGGGCCGTGATGGCTGTAAGATCAGACGCGACTGCGCTGTCAGCGTCGATGCGCGCTTGTCGGTCAGACAGGATGTTTGCTTCCGCAGACCCTACTCGGGCCGACAGGAGGGACACATCTCTAGCGATCACTGCGTCCTTTGAGACGCGAGCGGACTGCTCTTCCATGAAGAGAGCACGAGCCGACAGGGTTTCCCCCGGAGCTCCGTAGATCCCGCTTCCGAAGTTCAAAGCGAACACATCAGTTGGAAGTTCGATCTCTGCGTTCACGATTTTCAAGTCAGCCGCGAGAGCGCTGTCTGCGTCCGCACGGGATGTTTGCTCAGAGACCACCGCAGCTTCGGCATCGCCGAGCCGCACCAGAAGAGCGTCTAAGCTCGATGCGAAACTGACATCAGCGTTCTGCAGAGTGGCTATGTTCGAGATTACCGTTGCGTGGTTTCCGTCAACGTCACCGCGAAGACCGTCGAGGAGGTCGTCGACCCGTGAGATCTCGGTCGTGATGCGGGTGTTAGCGTCAGCGACGGTACCATCGACGCGTGAGATTTCAGACGCAATCGTCGCATCTGTTGAAGCAATAACCCCGTCTAGCCTTGCGACTTCTGTGGAGATTAGCGTGTCGGCGTCGGCAATCAGGCCGTCCACACGGGAGATCTCGGTAGTGATGCGTCCGTCCGCCGTTGCGATAAGTCCGTCCACACGAGAGATCTCAGTCGTGATCCTGTCGTCCGCCGTTGCGATAAGCCCATCGACCCGAGAGATCTCAGTAGTGATCCTTCCGTCCGCCGCGGCGATAAGTCCATCGACCCTAGAGATCTCAGTAGTGATCCTGCCATCCGCCGCAGCGATCAGCCCGTCCACCCTCGCGATCTGCGTGGAGATTGTGTTGCCCACGTCAGCGATCAAACCGTCGAGGCGTCCTACTTGGGTGTCCACGGTAGTGTTGATGTCAACCACGACTGTGTCCACGCGAGCGTTCAAGGCGTCTGCGGAAGCCTGAAGAGCCGCCTGCCGTGCATTGATCTCGTCGATCACTGCCTGCGCGTTAGCGTCGATGTCAGCGTATCGCGTCCGAAGGTCGTTCAACAGCTGGCTGTCGAGGATGCTCATTGTAAGCGTGTCGAGGACGGCATCGGTCTCAACCGAGATACCGTTCGCTGCTGCTAGTCGCTGCTTGGCTTCGCCGAGAGAGCGGTCGTAAAGCGCCGCTGCTTCTTGTTGTCGATAAAGGATCTGACGAACAGCTGTGTTCAGGTCGTCAGAGGTCAGGATGTTCCCGTTCTGGAACTCCACGAGAGGGCCTTCGATAGGTGTCTCTCGGATAATTTCTATGAAGGCTCCTGCTGCGGCTGGAGAAAGGAGACGAACTGTCCCTCCGCTCGGCCAAGGGGCCAGTGCTTGGAGGACACCGTTAGACCACACCTGAACGTGGGTGCGGTTTATGAAAGGGAAAGCCACGACAAAGTCGCGCTGACCCGCCGTGGCCGTATAGGCCCCGTAAGGTGTGGTCAAAAGTGTCCTCCAAGAGGTTACTGGATAACGCGGTAAGGATCAGGGAGGCCCGTAGCGGTCACCTCCTCGCGGGCCTTGCGGCGCGCGTCTTGGTTCTCGATACCGGACTTGATGTATTCCTTGAGAGACCGTTGGGCCACTCGATCCGCGAGATACTGTTGGTTCTCGGTCTCGTAGATTTGACGAGCCGGTTGGTTGAAGTCCCGCATGACCCTGACGACTTCGTCTTGGACCATGCTTTTGTCGGGAAGGGTTTGGAACTCAGGAGACGAGAAGAGGACGTGCAACGCCTCCTTCATGGTCTGTCCGTCAGCGTTCCGCGCACGAGTGGCACGGATGCTCCGAAGGTCAGACAACTCCTCAGATGTTAAATCGAACCCGGTCGGGTCAGCTTTCTTCAGGCTCTGGATGTCCACGCCCAGTTCTCGCATGCGAGCGGTCACAGGGTCGAGGTCTCCGGTTGAGCCGATAGCGATACCCATCGTTCGCCCGCTGATCTCGTTTCCAAGAGCATCGACACGAGCCGGAAGGTATCCGCCCATCCCCGGTGTGACCTTCGCCAGACGGTCTAGCCAGCTTACAGCTTCGACAGACTTCCCAGAGATTGTCTCCTTCAGTTGCCGGCTGGTGCCTGACAGCGGGATAACCCGCGCGACCGCGTCTCCGGAGAACTTCGTAAAGTAGCTCTCAAGGACGCTGGCGTCGTTCGACGAGATAGCCTCGTACAGATCACTCAGGCCGGTCAGGTAGCTCTTCTCGAGCAGTGCGTCCCGGAAGCCACCGTAGGCGATTGCCTTGGCTTCTGCGAGCGCGTCATCCTGTCCGTACTGGTCACCGGCTTCCTGCGCTGCCTTGTACATCTGGCCGACGATCCCGCCCATAGCGAAACCCATAGCCAGAGGCTCAAGACGCCCGAACTCAACGTAACCTCCGCCGGGGAAGTTCACGCGGTTCGCGGGAGCCCCTCCGAGGTTCTTACTGTTGCGGTAGTCAGGTCCGTTCGTGACGGTGATAGCGCCGGTCGCCGCAGCAAGCATGCCTGCTGAGATGATGGTGCCGCCGAGATCCATACGTGCTCTTTCAAGAGCCGCTTCGGTCCCGCCTTTGGCAAGCTCGTCGGAGACTTCTTTGGTAAGGTGTCCCCAAGGAGTGTAGCTCGCTAGGCCGCGTTCCAAGATCCGAGTAGGCGTCTGGATGTACGGCATGAGGATGCCCTTGAAGGCTCCCAATCCCGCAACTGTGTCAGCGCCGTCGGCGACAGATGCCAGAGCCCTGCCTTTGCTTGTCTGAGGTCCGTCGAGGAACAAGACACGCTCGGCTTCACGCTCGGCACCATAGTCGCGCCGCAGGAGCATCTGATCCACATCGTCTAGACCTTCGCCGTCGATGAGCTTACGCTCGACCTTGGCTAGGATGTCCTCAGGAGGGAGTGATGCCCATTCCTTCGCTCTCTTAGATACGTGGTCTGCAAGCTTCTTGCCGGAGAGGCCTTGGTTGAGGCCTTCTGCAGTCGCCTTGCTGGCCATCTCTGCATAGACCTCTTTGGTCATAATCATCGCCCTACCGTAATCGTCGATCACGCCTGAGGCGACTTTGGCCGTGGCCGTTCCGAGAGCGTCGATGGTGTTGACCACCGTCGCTCCTGCGCGCTCCAAGCCGTTCACAAAGTGAGCGAAGGGGGCGTCAGATGCAGCGCGTTCAGCGAGCCGTGCATTGAAGCCGCGAACGTCCGATACGGACAGACGCTTCTTCAGATCGAACTCCCGGATAGGAGGCGGCTTGTAGCCGCGAGCGATGAGTGCTTGGCGAGAGGCAGAAGCTTTGAGTGCGGATTTCTCCAGACCGGCCACCCCTGCGATATTCTTCCAGCTTCCCCACGCTTCCCACTTCATCCGGCGAACCGCGCCTTTGATGCCTTCAAGGTGGGCATGCCACCGGACGGCGGAAGCCGCTTGACGCTGCATCATGAGCATGGTGGCGGTGGGTATGTCCCCTCCGGCCCTTGCAGTGGCTTCAGCGAGCAAACGTGCGCCGCTGTTCCGGACCCAGTTATGGATCGGGACGCCGACGAGGTTGATCGCGGCTGTGGCCGGGGTCAATGTGTTGGACTTGATGAAGGATTCGAACGTGTTTCGCATCCGCATCCACAGGCCCACCTTCTCTGCTCTCGCAGGGTCCAGAAGAACCTTTGAGATCTCTTCTAGATGGGACATGTCGCGTGTCTGGGCGAGCAGCTCGTTCAAGCCATCATCGTCCAGATGCTGCATTGCATCGTTGACCCTCTTCCGGATCTGCTCGATGGTTTCGACTTCATAGCCGTCGCCGAGTTCGCGGAACACGAGAGAGGTGGAATGCTTGAGCATGCCGAGCTCACGGCCTGCGCCGCTGACCAGAAGCTGGCCTTTGGCGGAGATGCTGAGAGCGGTTGAGAGCTCTTCTGCCAGCAACTCACGAGCCGTCTGATCGCCCTTCATGACTTCCGGCATGAGACTGCGGGAGACACGGGCGAACTTGACACCGGCTAGCACCATCTGGAGCTTACCGACTGTTGCTGTACCCTCTGCCGCTTTCATCTTCTCGACAGCAGCGTCGAGCTGTGCCTCGTTGAGTGAAGAGCCGTAACGGGCACGGAGCTGGCGTTCCCAAGACAAGGTGGAGCGAGCGCCCTCACCGGCCTTGTTGCGGACGCCCTCAAAGAGCTCTGCTAGGATCTTGGAGACCTCCGGGATGAGGTCAGCCTCGTCCCCGAACTCCGCTAGATCGAGACCGGCGATGGACGCGAAGTGAGGCTCCTTCGTTAGGTCTCCGCTGTCGACCGCCTCTTGAAGCTTCTGGGCCGCAACCTTTGCTTGCTGCGGGGTGAGCTTTGTCAGCTTGTCGATCAGCGCTCCGCGCTTGGTCTGGTCCAGCATTTCAGTCGCTGGAGCGATGGCGTCGTCGGCCACTTCATCAGCAGCCTTTCCGGTCATCCAGTTCGTGGGCTTCTTTACAGGTGCCGCCTGATCCCCTGAGGGGGTTGGCTTCTTCCTGCCGACGGTTGTGCGCAGTGCGTCAAAGTCTGCCTGATCGGCTTCGGAGGCCTTGGTGGCTCTCCCGCCGATAGGGGCATAATCGAAGTCAAGCTTCGGAGACTTGCCGGTTCTGAAACCGACAGCCGCGCGGTAGCCGTGCTGGACGAGGCGAGATCCTTGGAACAATGCGGTGCCCAGAAACAGGCCCGCACCGGCTCCGAATGCGCCCATTGTGGCGGCACTTTGGAACCTTTCAGAGGTCAGGAGATCTTCGCTCTCAGCTGAGCCGAAGCCGTATGCAGCGCCTTGCGCAGCACCAGCCAGAGCCATGTAGCCCACTTGGGCTTTTCTTCCGTTCTTCCATGCCGAGTATGCAGCCTGCGCCTTGCCGCCGACACCGGCCACAGGGACGAAGCCCCCGACCAGTTGTCCGGATAAGTACGCGCCGCCGCTCTCGTCTTCAGCCTTGCCCATGATAGAGCGGTTGCGACGGAGGTTCTCTTTGTAGCTCAGGCCGTTTCCGCCGAGCCACTCAGGCATGTTCGTGTCGACGAACGCTCCGGCTTCATCAAGGAAACCGAAGGTGACAGTGTCGGCAGCGCCGATGGCGAATGCGCCGAAGCCGTCGATCTCCACGTCGTCCACGTTGTAGATGTCTGGTGAACTGTTGGAGACCCGACGAGCAACCTGCTCTGGGCGTCCTGCCGTAGTCGGCTTAGGGGCCGCTTTGGCTGACTTGAGCTTAGCCTCTTCTTGGGCAATCAGCTCATCGAGAGTTGGTTGGCTCATCGGGTTTCCTTAGTAGTTGGGTGTTTGGACAGCTCGGTACTTCTCGACCATTGCGGCCTTCTCCCGAGCGATCATGCGAGCAGCAGCGAGCGCGGCTTCGGAGGGCTCTTCGCCTTCCAAGATACGTCGCATGTAGTCTCCACTCGCGCGGTCCATGATGTTGGCATACGCCTTCGTCGCGTTCGTGCGATTGTAGGCAGGGATGTCGACCATGAGAGCCACTTCAGAAGCAGCGTTGTCCGCCTTCTCAGCGAAGTCGTTGGTCGTGGATCGAACCTCAGGACTGTTGCGGACAGTATTCTCATACTGGTTCGCTGCGGTGCTGATGCTGGACAAGACAGAAGCCGCGATCTCTGGATCGTCGCTGTTAGCGGCGAAGGTTAGAGCCGCACTACGAGCCTCAGGAGCGGTCAGTTCTCCGCGAAGGAGGAGGCCAACGATGTGGCTTGTCCCTGCATTCGCTGCGTCCCGTCGGCGTTTGGCTTCCTCGCGTTCCGCGCGGTTCTCCGAACGGTCAGCGCGAGCTTCTGCTCGATCCTCACGGCTCTCGAATAGACGCACGAGAGACATGACTTCACCGTCACCGATGTCGCCTGCTTCGTAGGAAGAGATGATGTCCTCCCGCGTGGTCACGCCGCCAACTCCCAGAACCCCGAGAGAGAGGCGAACCCCGTTCTCAGAGCGCTCCTCGTCGCGTTGTGCTGTCCATTCCCGCCGGAGCTCGTTAGTCGAAACCTTATAGAGCTGGTTGATACGGGCCTGCTGTTCGGCGGAGAACTGGATGTCCTCCAACCCTGTGATCTCGGCGATCTGACCAGACTGTTCAATCTCAGTCACTGGGTCAGCGTTTGGATCTTGAAGACGGGCTATCGGTTGGTCCGAAGGGACAGGTGCTTGAACTTCTTCGATAAGACCGAGGTTGCCCATGATCTTCCGAGCGTAGTCACGCGTTTCCTTGAAAGGGATCGCATCGATCCGCTTCTTCGTCCCGCCCTTAAGCTTGGATTTCCATTCGTCCGCGCGGGCTGGTCCTGCGTTGTAGGCGGACAAGGCGAGGACATAGTCCCCGTTGTACCGCTTAAGCATCGCCTTGAGATAATCCCTGCCGACCCTGCGAAGCTCTTCCGGACTATCATCCTTGGCAGCTTTAACCCCGAAGCCGGGATCTCGAAGGGTACCGGGCATAGTCTGCATGAGACCGATAGCGCCCACAGGAGACACCGCGTCCGGATCGTTGCCGCTCTCCGCTGTCTGTACGGCAGAGGCCAGTTGATCGAAGGATACTCGACCGCTCTTAGCGGCCTTCTTCTTCCCGGTGGGCCGAACGTTGTTCACACCAGTGTCTGCAGGGCTATTCACGTAGCCGCGAAGGCCTGCCAGAAGCGCTGTTGCGTCCTCGTTGCGACCAGCTGCTTTCAAAGCATCGAACGCGTTTGCTACGGCGGTCATTGCCGTCTCAGCTACGTCTTCTTCAGACACTGTGGCGGGCAGGAGAGAGCGCGCAGCTGTGAGATCGACTGTGCCGGTCTCAAGCGCTTGATCGACAACGTTCGTGCTGAACAGGCTCAAGGCCTCTTCATTGAACTGCTCTTCGACCTGTGCTTGGGCTTTGGCCAAGGCGTCCGGACGTGAAGTCTGGATGGCTTCGGCGAGGTAGCGCATAGCGCCGGGAGACTGCAGATAATCACGCAGATCCCCGGTCTCAGGATCAACCGCGAAGTCCGAATAGAACCCTTCAGTGATAGCTTCGACCTCGGCCAGACGAACCTCAAGGCTCGGGCTGTCTTGGGATTGGATTAACTCTTCGAGCTCGCTGGAGAACTTCCGTGTAGCTTCAGAGAAGGCTGTTACGGTACGGCCTTTGGTCACCGCGTTGCGGTACCCGAGGCTCTTCTCCATCATTGCGTCATCTACGACGCCTGCAGCTTCGTCAGCCGCGCCTTGCGAGATGTTGTCCTGCTCGTCGACGATGTTCTGGTTTGTCGCATAGCGTTGGAAATCTGAGGCACCTCCTTGGAGCAT